CCGGCTAATTAATAGTAACTAGCCTAAGTTAATAATGCCGGCTAATTAATAGTAACTAGCCTAAGTTAATAATGCCGGCTAATTAATAGTAACTAGCCTACTAAGGCTAATTTAAGGAGAAATAAATGAGCTTCCCAATTTTTAGAAATTCATACGAGTGGACTACTGTAACTACTAGTGGCGAGAGTATTCGTGCCACTAACCGCAAAACCGGCGAAACCTTCACAGGTACTCTAGCCGCTTTTGATGAACTAATGAATGACAGACTAGAAGGTATCGGTCTAGTTGCCCAGTCCACTATTCCCGTCGGCATCGCCCCAAGTGGTTCAGTTGCCCCTAATGGAGCTATCACTCTAGGTACAGCTCTACCTGTTATCTACTCTAGTGGTGTATGGCTGGCCCTACCTGCTGATGCTGCTTATACTGACGCCCCTGCCGGAACCTATTGGTGTGTAATGTCTAGCACCACTGTTGGTACTGTATACGACGAAGTACTAGTTGGAGTTCCTACTATTCCTAGCGCTCCTACAGCAATCGTAGATGCTCGCGAAGCTACTAACTATACCGGCGTTACTACTGAAGTCGCTCTAGTTACTGCTACTGTAGCTGGTGGACTAGTCGGTGCTAACGGTTCCATCAAGATTAACTTCGCTGGATCACAGAACTCTTCTGCAGGTGCTAAGACCTATGTAGTTAAGGGTGGAGCAGGAACCTGGCTATCTAGCGCTGCTACTACAACCGCTTCAGCTCTATACGACTTTACTGTTGGTAACCGCGGTAGCGCTGCTGTTAACTTTAGTACTGGCGTAAACGCTAATGGCCTAGGTGCTCGTGGTTTCCTAGCAACTACTGTAGATACTGCTAGCAACTTCAATGTTACTTTCAACGCTACTCTAGCCGTTGCTACTGACTACGTTCTTTATGAGCACGTAGAAGTCCTAGTAGCCCCCAAACTGTAAAAACTTAGTAGGCCGGTGATTTATATGCACCAGCCTATTAACCTTTAATACACGGAAATAATTCTTAAGTGTTCTTACGAATGCTTAAGAATTATTAACGGAGGTGACACGGAGTTGCAACTCCTTCTAGGTTCCTAACTAGATAGCCTCCACCTACATAGTCCTATAGGAGGGACAAAAATGATTGATGATAAATTAGTAGAAGAGGTTTACGCTGCGTTAGTTGAACGGTTTGGTATTAGCGAAGTATTCTTGCCTAAATATGGTAAGCGTAGAGAAGTTAGCTGGAAAGAGTTTATTAAAGCCTCGATAGAACTAAATCCGGGAGAGGAGTGGGCAAAAGTACCTTGGACACTCTACAGGGAGTAACCTAAATGCTGCGATAAGAAAAAAGTACCCTAATATTACTATGGATAAGGGTCGCAGCTATTGGTATATATGGTTATTACTTTTAGTTAATAAAAAGTTGTGTAATAAGTGTAGTACTATATTAGATATTAAAAATTTTGCTAGAAGTAGTAAGGAGAAAAGTGGTCTACATACATCTTGTAGAGTATGTGACAGTAAGGCCAATAAAACATATAGAGATAGTCACGTAGATGAAGAAAAACTAAGGGCTAAAAAGTATAGAGAAGCCAATAAAGATAGTATAGCGAAGTATAGACGTGAATACTGTCTAGTTAATAAGGAGAAAATTTCTGAATTTCACAAGAAGTACTTCCAACTTAATAAGCCAGATTTTTATGCTAGAGAAGCTAAATACAGAGCTTCCAAACTTAAAGCTACCCCAAAGTGGGCAAACTTGGTAGCCATAAAAGAAATTTACCAAACATGCCCAGAGGGGTATCATGTAGACCATATAGTTCCACTTCAAGGTAAATTAGTGTGTGGTCTTCATTGTGAGTTCAATCTACAGCATCTTCTAGCCAGTGAGAATTTAATTAAAGGTAATAGGTTCGAAGTATGATAAAAGTATCCAGACCAGATATCAGCAGTACAGAAATTCAACAGTTCTCAGCACATGAACGTTTTATTAAGCTTCCTATTGATAAGTACTTAGAATTACTAGGCATGACTCTTAATGCACCTCAAATTGCAATAGTTAATGCGCTTAATAACCCTAAGTATAGATTCGTTACTGCTGCAGTATCTCGTCGCGTTGGGAAGACTACAATTTCTAACATCATAGCACAAGTAATTACTCTAGTACCTGGAAGTTCGGTACTGATCATGTCTCCTAACTACTCCCTTTCTAGTATTTCATTTGAAGAGCAGCGTAAGCTGATCAAGAAATTTGACCTAGAAGTGAGTCGTGATAATATGAAGGACCGAATGATAGAACTATCTAATGGTTCCAGCATCCGTATGGGTTCAGTATCCCAGGTCGACTCAGTTGTGGGTAGGTCTTATGACCTCATACTCTTCGATGAGGCGGCCTTAACAGCTGAGGGTAAAGAGGCGTTCGAAGTTGCTTTAAGGCCTACCCTAGATAAACCTAATTCTAAAGCTATTTTTGTCTCCACACCACGTGGACGCTTAAATTGGTTTTCTCAGTATTGGGAAAACGGGTTCTCCGACCTACCAGCTTATTCCAAGTGGGCTTCAATTCACGCAGACTATAGAGCCAATCCTCGTGCTAGTCCTGAAGATATTGAAGAAGCTCGCGCTACTATGTCTAAAGCCAAGTTCGAGCAGGAGTACATGGCTAGCTTTAGCGTATTCGAAAACCAGGTATATAAATTCGATGCAGATGCTAGCGTAGTTGAAGTAGATACTAGCGGAATGGAACATATTATGGGCATCGACGTTGGTTTCCGTGACCCTACCGCTATGATAGTTCTAGCATTTGATGGCGAGAAGTTTTACGCCGTAGACGAGTATCTAGAAGCTAATAGAACAACTGACGAGCATGCAGCCGTATGTAAAAAGCTAGAAAGTAAGTACGACGTACAGGTAATCTTTATTGATTCCGCAGCTCAGCAGACTCGCTTTGACTGGGCACAGAATCACGATATCTCTACTACTAACGCTACTAAGTCAGTTCTAGATGGTATCGCCTATGTTCAAGCAATTGTGGAGCAGGGCAAGCTAGTTGTTAGTCCTAAGTGTAAACATACGCTAGCAGCACTAGACCAGTACCGTTGGGATCCGTCACCGTCGCTATTAAAAGAGAAACCACTTCACGATCAGTTTTCTCACGTTGCGGATGCGCTTCGCTATGCGTTATACAGCTATCGTAGCAACGTTGGTATATATTAAAAATGAGCTTGATTTTATTTTTCTATAAGACTATAATGGCACTTATGATAAAAATTTACGAGCAGGAAATTTACAAGTAGAAGAGCATGGCAGCTAACACTGGATTGAAACGGTTAGAAGTAAAGTACGTTCGGGATAAAGCTAAAGCAAGGTACCCGTATGGTGAGGTTTGCGCGATTTGTGGGATTACAGAACCCCTAGAATTACATCATTACAAGTCAGTAACATTACTTTGGGAAGCTTGGAAGAAGGCAACTGGTACTGAGATTAAAGATGTAGACGATGTGCTATTTCACAGAGACGCCTTTATAGCCGAACATCAGCAAGAATTGTATGTTGACTGCGTAACACTATGTGCTGCGCACCACGCTAAACTGCACGCCATTTACGGACCCAAACCTATGCTGCACACCGCAGCGAAGCAGGCTAACTGGGTCCGCTTACAAAAAGAAAAACTGCAAAGTTAAGAAATTAGCGAACCGGCCGGCCAGCCTTTCCCTGCTCCTACAGGGATAGCTATAAATATACAGTCCTAGGAGGGACAAAATGAACGAAGAAATAGTAGATAGTATCTATAATGTACTAGTTGAACGGTTTGGTATTGGTGAAGTATTTTTACCCAAGCGTAAGAATACTAGGCCTCAGGATCTAACGTGGAAACAGTTTATTAAAGCTACTTTAGAGCTAGAGGCTTCTGAATTATTTAAGTTCTGTAGATATTCTAGTGGAGTTAGTTTTAGTAGTGGTTTAAAGAGTATACACACTAATATAATGCTAGATAAGGGTGGAAGACATTGGGCAGTATACTTACTATATCTAGTTGGCTATAAGCGGTGCTCAGTATGTGGTGAAATACTATCAATGAAAAACTTTAGTCGTGACAGTCACACGAAAGATGGGTTGCGCCCTACCTGTAAAAACTGCGACGCTGCTTATTATAACAAAAACAAAGAGCAGATTAAAGAGCAACATAGAAAATACTATGTAAATAATAAAGAGTACTTTAACGAATACTCTAAAGAGTACTACCTAAACAATAAGCATATATACGCAGCTTATAGTGCCAAACGCCGAGCTACTAAGTTAAAAGCGACCCCAAAGTGGGCAAATTTGATAGCTATAAAAGAAATTTATCAAACCTGCCCAGAGGGGTATCATGTAGACCATATAGTTCCACTACAAAGTAGCTTAGTATGCGGACTTCATTGTGAATTTAATCTACAACATCTAAGTGCTTACGATAATTTAAGCAAGAGCAACAAATTCGAGGTAGGTTAATGCTAGAGAAACTAACTAGGTATATCAAAGAAAAGCTCAATCCAGCTCAAGCCATGATAGCTCAAGATGAAGGAAGTTCTGTGTATCCGGAACCTTCATATAACTACACACAAGCATATAACAACGTACCTGTAGTGAGAAGAGCGGTTGACTTAATTGTTAATGGTGCCTCTAGTTTTGATGTGGATGTGACAGACAAGCTACAAATTACAGCTATAGTATCTAACCTACGAAAAACCAAGGTTAACACGCTTTTGAACTACCAGCCTAATCTTTATATAGATATTCATAAGTTCCGTAGACTACTATATACTGACCTAGTTCTAGAAGGCAATGCCTTTATCTACTGGGATGGAGCTTTCTTATACGTACTTCCCGCAGCCAATGTAGAGATTTTAACAGACCCAGTGACTTATGTCAAGGGTTATAAATATGGGGGCACCACTACATTCCACCCTAACGAGATTATCCACATTTCTGATAATAGCTCCACATCAATCTATAGTGGTACTAGTAGACTAAAGTCTACGGCTGAAAGTATTAATACTCGTGCTAGTATGTTATCCTTCCAAGCAAACTTCTTTAAGAATGGTGCAGTACCTGGGCTAGTACTAGTTTCTGAAAATGTACTCGGCGAAAAAGTTAAGGCCCGTATGGTGGAGAATTGGTCACGTGAGTATAGCCCTACTAAAGGTGCTAAAAGACCTATTATTCTAGATGGTGGTCTGAAGCTTGATAAGGTTTCTGACGTAAACTTCCGCGAGCTAGACTTCGCTGATTCTATTACTCTTAAGGAGAAACAAATTCTAGTCTCTCTAGGCGTACCAGAGATACTATTAAACTCGGGTAACAACGCAAATCTCCAACCTAACCTACGGTTATTTTATCTAGAGACTGTACTACCATTAGTAACTATGGTTAACAGTGCATTAGAACGCTTCTTCGGGTTTAATCTTGCCCATGAGGCAAGTAGAGTATCCGCACTACAGCCAGAAATGAGAGACTCAGCTAGCTATTACTCTACTCTAGTAAATGGAGGAGTTCTAGCTCCCAACGAGGCTAGAACGGAACTACGCTACCCACCAAAGCCAGACGCAGATGAACTGCGAGTACCTGCAAATATAGCAGGCTCAGCGGCAGGCGCAGCACCGGGCGAAGGTAGCCCAAGGAAGGCAGATGAACAAAACCTTTAAACTATTAATAAACTTTCGGATTAAAGCCCTAGAGGATAATAACGATGATAATGTACAGGACCGTGAGGAACTGTATATTACAGGATACGCCAACACTACCGATAAGGATAGAGTTGGCGATGTAGTACTAGCAGAAGCTTGGCAAAAAGGTGGTCTAGATAACTTTAGAGCTAACCCTATCATTCTAGCTTACCATGATCACAGCAAACCAATCGGTCTGGCTACTGAGCTTTCAGTAGACCCCAAAGGGTTGAAGATCACAGCTAGGATTTCTAAAGCATCCGGCGAGGTATACTCCCTAATCAAAGAAGGTATCCTAAAAGCCTTCAGTGTTAGTTTTTATACGAAAGACGCCGATTACGACAGTACTTCTAGTATCTTTGTAATCAAAGATCTAGAGTTGTTAGAAATTAGTGTGGTCTCTGTGCCTGCTAACCAGTACTCAATCTTCTCCGTTGCTAAGTCTTTTGAAGACCAAGAGCAATATCTAGAATTTAAAAAGCAGTTTACCCCAAACCTCACAAATACGGAAGCTCAAGATACAGATCTTGCTAATTCATCTAGTGAGAAAGAAAATGAAGGAATCATTACTATGGATAAAGAACAAATTGACAAACTAGTTGCTGAAGCTACTAACGCTGCTGCTGTAGCTGCTGTTGCTAAAGGAATCGAACTTGGCAAATCTGGCGCCGAGCGCCTACTTGCCGATGCTGAGAAGCGCCTACAAGACGCCGAAGCTACCAACCTAAAAGCTGTTGACGACCTACGTGCCGCTCTAGCAGAGAAGGCCACTGAAATCGAAGCTCTACAAAAGAATAAGATTCAGTTCCAAGAAAAAGCTGCTGGCGAGCAAGTTACCTACCGTGAAAAAGAAGCTGCTGTTCTACTAGCTAAGGCTACTAACAAGGATCTAACTACTACTAGCCTATTCCAAGGACTAGTACAGAAGTATGGTGCACACGTACCTTCCGCTACCTGGGAACTAGAAGTATCTACTGCTATGCAGGAAGAAATTAAGCGCGCTCTTATTGTTGACCCTATTTTCAATAAGAACATTAGCATGAATAACCCTGTTATGCGCCTACCTGTAAACCCTGAAGCTGGCTATGCCAACTGGGTACTAGAAAGTGGATTCAAGGCCGCAACTTCTAGTGGTACTGCTCAAGACCACGTGCTTAAGGAAATCAACCTAACCGCGTACAAACTAGCTACCAAAGAGTACCTAGGTGTTGAAGAAGAAAGCGATAGTCTTATCCCTCTTCTACCAATCATCCGCGATGCTATTATCAGACGTACTGCTAAAGCATGGGACAAAGCGCTTCTACGTGGCGCAGGTGCTGGTTCTGACCCTATCAAGGGCATTATCACAACTGCTAACACCACACTATACACAACCGCTGGTGGTGAACAGGTTCAGCTAGCCGTAGCTTCTAAAGCCACTGTTGCTCACCTACTATCCATGCGTCGTGCCCTAGGTA